TTGACGCCCCGATCCGTGTGATGTTCTTCTGCGTAGCCAGTCGCCAGCAGAGTGTCGCCTGCGTAAAGTTCGGCTCTAAATATGCACCATTCGCCAGGTGCGTATGCGTGAAGCGTTGTGATGACTCGAGGATCCTCAGCTGCTTCTAGCCATCGCGCCAGTCTGGGCGCTACTGGCTCATAGTTTTCTAAATTGAATGTCATGTAGGGGCTCTTTCTGTTATTGAGATGATTTAGTTCCCCAGGGTCGCCATCCGTAGAGTTTCCACAACTCGAGGGCTACCTTGAGGTTTTGATTTCGTTTGAGCAAGTCTTCGGGAGTTTTTACCCACCCGTTTCGCTTAGCCCATCCATAGTTACTCATATTAATTTGAAGCAGGCCATGGGAACCGCCCCATGGATCCGCACGGTTGATGCTCGTGGTCTGACAATGGGACTCGCGCCACATAATCTTCATGAGCATCGGTTTCTCCTTTTTAGGCCATCCGAGTTGTATGGCTTTCGTTGCGTAGTAGTCGCATCGGAAGGGCAGAGCCTCGGCACTTGCTGGAGATGGGTGGAAAGCGGCAATAAATAGCACGGCTGCCGCAAGTCGCTTAATTGCGATCCTTTGATCGAGTGAACATAATTCCTCCTAATCAAGAGCTGCGAGGCCCTCTGGGGTAATGGCACATACCATTTGGGATGAGCCAGCGGATCCGATCCGCGTCTTTCCTGTGTTCACAATATAACCAGCGGAACGAAGTTCGGAGCACCGTTTCCAGTAGCACCGTGAGCGCCTGATTAAACCTGATCGGGCTCCAGCCTCTTCGTCGGTGAGGTCATGGTTCCGGTATTCAATGAGTAGGAGCATCGCTTGTGTGACGCGCCGAGGTTTAACGTCGGTAGCGCCTTGGATGCTCGTGGAATGGTCTGGGACTCTATGCAATGGTGCATGGAACAGAGTGCCTGGTTCCCAATCGTCGGGTCGGGTAATTTTGCCTGCCATTATTGCCTCCGTAGTAGGGATAGAAGGTGACGGATGTGACGTTACACGATCGGTGTAGCAAAAGTGTGGATTGTGTTTTTCCAAGCCTGCACAATGAGTCGAGGGTTTTGGGCGAAGGTTGGTGAGACTTCTATGTGAATCCAGTATCCGCCTGGGCCACCATTGTTTTCGGCGTCCCATTCTTTCCAGCCTGGCTTGCCGTCACGATTACAGCGGAAACCTCGCCCGTGGCTTCCCCAGACATACTGGTGGATTTCTTCTATGCCGAGGGCAACGTGGTTGTCGGCGAGCCAGTCACATATCTCGGTGACTAATTCTTGCTGAGTTTGTTTGTAGCCAGCGTCAAAAGCGCGTCCTGTGCCGTGTACTGAGAGCATGGTTGATCCGCGCATCGGTCGGTAGGCGTAGATCCCGAGGTTCTTGAAACCCCATTTAGTGCTGAGGATGTCGAGAAGTTTGGTTGCGCCTGGGGTGGCTTTGCCGTTTGCGCTGGCGTCTTTGTTGCCTGTGTACGGCATCGCTGTACTTTTTGGAGCTGCTTTAGGCGTTGTCATCTTTGTCCTTTTGGTGCTTTAGGCCATTAGAGGCGAGTACGCCTGCGAGTGAGCCTGTGAGGAACATCATCATCGGGGAAAGCAGGCTCCAAGCACTTTTGTCATTGTCCGAAACCTCGAGAGGCTGCGTTACAAAAAGGAGTCCGTAGAGAAGAGCTGCTGTGGATAGGAAGAATGTGATGGAAAGTGTGATGCCGACGATGAGGATGAGTCGCGCTTTGATTTCGTCGTTGTTCATCCGTGGGCGTAATGGTGGGATTTTCATGGGCAACGGTTCTCTAATGCTCGCGTCGAGCCGACTGAGGCGGTATCGACTGTGATGGTTGTAGAGCGGAGCGCTTTGTTTTTGGTGAGTGGGCAGTTGACGCGTTCACGGTCTCCGCATGCGGTGAGGATTGACGCAAACAAAAGCGCCACAAAACTAAGACGCCAGATCACGTCGGCACTTTGTCTGTAATCTCGTTGCCACATGGGCCACATACACAAAAGCAGTCGGGAAGTGCAGCTTGAACAACAATTCCTATTTCTGCGTTTTCGCAATTTTCTGTGTGACAAGTAATTGTCATTTCTTGATATTCGGTCATGGGCCTGATCCTGCTCCTGATAGTGCTTGAATTGCTATCCAATGCGAAGCCCAGGTTCCTGCCGTGCTGCGCTCAATGTTAAATGATGTAGTGGTAGGCACGTTTGTAAACTCGTACGAAAGCGCGGAACCGATGGATTTCGGTTGTGTCACTACGATTGGCGCTGCAGTAAACCTGCTTGCTGCAAGTGTGACTGTAACGGTTCCACTAAACGTCACGGTTCCTACCTGGTACCGAAAAGGTACCCATGTGAACTCGCTGTTCAATTGCGCCGCAGTTAAAACCGCGCCAGTCGTATAAGTGTTTTGAGCCATTAGTACCCCAGTCTATTTGTGTCAAGAATGCCAAAGGTGGCACTGTTTAGAATTAAATACGAGTTCAGATCCGCGCCCGAAACGTAGAACGTGAACCGCGTGCTATCAGGTGTCGCGCTCATAGAAACCCCCTCAATGACACACGGATATGTAGTGCCTCGAAAAGTAATGTTTACGGAGCAACCTGGGTAGTAATACAGCGAAAAAATGGAAACCATTTGGTCAAGTTTGAATGTTGTCTGCTGTTCCGCTGTTGCCGAAATGCTACTGATAGCCAGTTTTGGAGTCTTGTAGTTGTTGAGCAGATAGTTAGCGAAGTCCGTCGCTTGGCTTGCCGAGGCGTTAATCGTGTTCACCTGGTATGTGCGGTACGGCTTGAAGACGCCTCCAGCAAGGACGGTAGAGCTGCCAAAAGACTCAGTTGAGACGGTGACCTGGTTGTAGTAGTTGTCGGAAAGGCTGTCAAAGTTAATGATGTCGTACTTCTGGTTAGTGCCGGTAGGAGCATCGCTGAAGGCGTAGTCAAACGGAACCACGTTGAAAGGACTAACGATGTTTACTTTGCCCGTCGTCATTTCTGCGCCGTCCCGCAGTCGAGCGTTATTCGATAATGCGGTACGCGCTACCCAATCACCCCAGGTACTGCTCACAGTAGTTGCAGCTCCTGTTCGCGCTTCGCCCCCCGAAATGTAAGCCATAGAGACGCCCGATTGTGTTGTCGCTGTGATCATTTGCGCGTCAAGTGTTCCAGCTGCCATTGCATAGGATCCGCCGTTCATGCGGCCTAGATCAGCGAAGAAGCCTTCCATGGAGATTGTTGCGTAGTCTGCGTTTCCGACGCCCCCAGAATAGGGCATCCCGTACTCAACAGATACGTCGGCGATTTTGCCTTCCCATACGTTGTATGGCGACGCTGGGACGGTGTTGTTTTGGATGATGACGTCCGTACCGCTTTTGAGTTGCGCGATCGGTGAAGCAAAACCTGTCGGGTATCTGATAACGCATGAAGCGGTAGATGCTTTGATTTGCTCGAGTTGTGCCTGTACGCCGATGTTTAGGTTTATTGACTGGATGTTTGTGAGCGCGGTGTAACTAGCGCCATTCAAATACTTAACGACGTAACTTTGCAGACCCATCAGAAAATGTTGCTCGTTCTAATTGGGATGGATCCGTTTTGGCGCATATAGGTGCGTAGAGCTGCGACTACTGCGTTCGGGTCTCCGCCGTTGACGTTGATGGTGATGTTGTTGCTGAGTGATCCAGCGCGATTGAGTGGCACAACGGCCTCGGGGCCTGCTTCGCCGATCATCGCTAGGGTCGGGCTGTTGACTATGCCACCTTCGGCGAGCATTGGGATTTCGGGGACGTCGAAGCCTTTTCCTCCGATACCTGGAACCCAGCCTGGGATCTTGAAAGAAAGTTTTCCGATTGTGTTATTCCAGACTGAGGCGATGCCGTTGAATAAGCCTTTATAGACCGCGACTAGCCCGTTGACGTATCCGCTGACAGCGGTTACTACTGCAGCGAAGCCTGTTTTAATGCCGTTAAATACTGTGCTCGCTGTATTGCCGACAGCCTCAAATACCTTGCCAAAGATGTTGAACTTCATTTGGAGCACGACGAGAGCTGCACCGACCGCCACAAAAAGCGCGACCATTAAGAAGATCGGGTTGAGTGCCATGACAGCGTTAAAAGCAGCTTGAACGGCTGTGAAAGCAGCTGTAGCTGCAGTCCACGCTTTCATCGCGAAGTTGACTGCGAGGATGGCTGTGGCGATGCCTGCGATGGCTCCGCCGACGACTAGGAATGTTGTGGTGTTTTCTTGAGCCCACGTCCCGAGGCGCTCGATGAATGGGAGGACGGCTTGAATCGCTGGGAGTAATGCTGCACCGATTGACTCCTTGGTTTCGGCGAGTCCGATGGAGAGTCTTTTGAAACGTCCTTCCGCGGTGTCTGCAGCTGCAGCAGCGTCACCTCCAAAAGTGTCTGCTAGTACGCTCATCGCGCCCTCTACATCTAGCCCGTCTTTGAGGAGTGTCTTCATGCGTGGGTCTAATGCTTTGAGTCCTTTGTCGTTGCCTGCGTAAGCCTTGGCGAGCGCGTCGGAAACTGTGGCGAGGTCTTTGCCTGTGCCTGCAGCTATGTCTTGAGCAAGTTTAAGTCCGTTTTGGGCTTGTTCAAGGTTCTCTGTGCCAGTAACAAGTTTTGCTAATGCTGGGCGGAGTTCGTCGTCGGCGGTAGCGGTCGCCATTGACAGCGAGGAAATGAAGTCCTCATTTTTTTTGATTGCCGAGTCTGAGGCATTGGTTACGCCTCGAATGTTGCGAGCGAGTTGTTCCTGTGCAGCTGCGTCTTCCATTGCGCCTTTGACAGCATCAAAAGCGACAGCGCCGAGACCTGCGAGAGCAGCTGCAGCTGGGACGGCTGCTTTTTTTATAGCAAACTGGGCTTTCTCGCCGACGGTCTCAAGTTGTTTGAACTCTTTGATTGCTTTGTCAACGCCAGCGCCGACATACTCAGTAATGATCGGGATGTTGATAGCCATTAGCGCATCTCCTCGTTAACTTTTTTCATCACTCCGCGCACAAGATCTGACAGGCCTTGCTCGACGTCTGGGAGATGTTTTTCTGCTGTAGGCCACAAGACTCGAGAGTTGTTGCTCCTGAGATTGTTGTTGAAGTTTGTGCCTGGGTTCGCTAGACCTGCGACTTCAAAGATTGCGCCTGCTGGATCGCTCTGGGTCACATAAAGCACAGCGGACTTGTTTCGGCGCGTAGAAGTTTTGAACTTTACGCCAGCCCGAACCTTGCTCACCGTCCAAGGTAAAAGAGTCCGACCGCGCTTATCTGTCCATTTGTACTTCATGCCAGACAATGGCATCTGGGGGTATGCGCCTTTAGCCTCGGCAAGCAACGGGGCGACAATACTTCGCGCCTGACGGTTGAAGTCTTTGCGGTACTCAGGGTCAATACTTTTGAGGGCTTTGATAGCAGCTGCACCGCCGACAAACTCGGTTCGCGCTGTTGCTGTCATGTTTAGCCCTTTCTCTGAGTGTTTATTACGTCTATGCAGGTCATGAGATCCTGCAAGGTGAAGTCTATGTCTGGGGGCCAGTAGCCAGTCTCGACAAGTAACTCGGCGAGGTTTCTTGCTACTGATCCCCTTCGGTGGGGTTTTCTGCCTCATTGCTGATGACGTCTAGTGTCACAAGTTTTCTGAGGAAGTCATCCAAGATGATTGGTGGGTTGTGACCTTGCTGTTTTGCGGCTTCGTGAGCCAAGTAGCCGAGCATCTCTATCGAGATACCGTTAGCGAGATCGGACGCTTTGACTTTGTATTTCCGTTCTAGTTGAACAATGTGAAAGAGATTAGTTTCAACAACGTAATCTCCGTCACCTGTGTTTACTTTGATGGATAGTTTCATGGGTTTTCCTTTGCACGGTAAGGGATTGGTTTATGGGGTGATGTCGCGTACCCAGGTTCCACCAGAGAACGAAACTTCCATCACTTGGAGTTCGCCGACGGTGTAGGTAATGGGGTAATTAGCGATCATCGTGTTGGAAATTGTCCACTCTGGGTTGCTAGCGCTGATAGCGCCTGAAGCATGTTTCACAACGATTGTTGTTGTTCCAAGCCCGACCTGACCGGCAATGACGCCTTCAACTTCTGATGCACCGTATGACATATAAAGCGTGATTGTGCCTTCTACGGTCTGAAGGCCTGGAACCATGCGCTCGCCAGTATCGCCAAAAGCGGTGCTCGTGAGTGGGTTGTTGCCAAGAGTGAAACTGATGCTCGAGGCCTGATCGGTCAGATCTACTGTCGCAATTTTTAACTCTGATGGCTGTGAAAGGTAGGTGGTTGTTGCCATGATTTCTCCTATGGGTTTCTTGAGGTTCCCACACGTACCGTCAGGTCGTATGAGGGAATGTCTTGGGATCCGATTGTCGTGACAGACGGTGCGCCCGAAATGAGGGAGATCGCGCTGTTCATGATCGTGTCGGCTGTTGTGATGAGGTAGTCCTCGGCGTCGCTGTTGCCTGGGGGAGCTGCGAGGATCCTGAGACCGAAAGTGATTTCGGCGATGTTGCTGTTAAAGCATGTGAACGTCGGGGGCTCGACAAAGACTGTCATCGGGCGAGCGTTGCGCGAGTCGGTGACGACCGCCAGCCCGAGTCCCGTGAGCGAGGCTACAAGGGTGCTCTGGGCGCTTGCGAAGATGCCACTAGCACTCATGCGACTTGGCTCCGATTAACGCCGAGGAGACGGTTGATCTGTCCCATAGACCCGACGGATCCAGGGATGTTCATTGCTTCAAAACTGGCGAAGGAGTCAACGCTTCCGCGTTC